ATTATCTTTATGCTACTTTATTTGATAGTAAACTTACATTAAAATCATTAGAAGAAATGTTTACCCAAGATTATTGGAATACGGAATATGATTTTCAATATTCTCAAGCACGAAATGAAAGAGAAACTAATTTAGTTCATCCAAGAAACTTATATAATATCAATGATTTTAAACAGAATAATACCGAAGATACATTATTATTAATGGAAAGGGGTTCAATCGGATCTTCTTACAGTGTTATAGATTTAACGACTGGTGTATCAGATACATTTAGATTTAATTCAGATCAACTTTTTAAAGATGTTATTTTTGGAAATAAGCTGTTAGGAAAAGACACAGATAAAATGCTAGGCTTACTTGATGATACTAGTGTTTTTGGTGATGATAATTTCAAATTAAGTGATCGAAATGGGCAAAATTATGACAGAGTGGTAATGGTGAATACATATAATGACATCGGAAATTACTATACAGGAACATTTAGATTAGATGCTACCTCAAAGGCAATAAAAAATATTATTGTTAAATCCAGTGCTAAAATAAGTGTTGGCGGTTACATATTTTTTAGTGGTTCAGAAAATAGAACAATTGGGTCTAAAATTAATATAGATTTTCCAAACAACAGATCAGATATAGAATATCAAAATAAAGATTTAAAAAGATCAGGTGAATATGTAATACACTCTTGTCGGCATTCTTTTATTCAAGAAAGACATATGATAGATGCAACAATTGTGAAATTAGGGAATTTAAAAGAATGAGTGATCGTAATGAATTTACAGGACCACAAACTACAGCTTTCTATGGCGATCAAATAAGATGGTTTGTCGGAACCGTTATAGAAAAAGGCAATGATTTCCCACAGTTAGGTAGAGTTAAAGTAAGAATCTTAGGCATTCATGGTCCAGAAGTCAGTAATCATGATATACCATATGCACAAGTCTTAATACCTACCACTGAACCAGGAACATCGGGTCTTGGATGGAATTCTGCACTCGAACCATCGGCTGCAGTTTTTGGAATATTTCTTGATGGTAAACAGTCTCAATTACCTCTTGTTTTAGGATCACTTCCTGTTGTAAATGTGCCATCTCTCACTCAAATAGAAGCAGGTATTGCTTGGAGTAATAGTGGGTCTCCAGGTGTTGGTGCACCTGCAACTATTGATGGAGCACTTGCTGGACCGCCTAGTAGCTTTTTTGTAGACCCAAATATTGAATACGGTGGTAATACTCAGTATGCTTGGTCCTATTTTAGAAGTACTGGAACCTTTACAGATATTGCTATTGCTGCACTGTTAGGTAATTTTCTTGTTGAGTCAGGTGGTGGCAAACCTCTTGATATTAGAACTTCTGTCAGAGGTGATCTAAATTTAAATGCAAGAGGTTCATTAGGTATTGCTCAATGGTATGCTGGTACTTCGAGACAGGATAATTTAATTAGATTTGCAAAAGAAAGAGGTGGTTCGGAGACAGATTTAACTATACAGTTGCAGTTTGTAGAGTATGAATTTATAACTGTATCTGAATATGATATAACAAGATTAAATAATTATAATTCAATTGGACCAGCTACTGTTTATGTGCACCAATTTTATGAAAATCCTAAAAATACTGGTGCAAAAAGTGCACATCCAAATGAAACGAGAGGCAAAAAAGGTATTGCAAAATTAAAAGAATCAGAGAGAATAGGTTATGCCAAATCTGTATTTGAAACATTTACTAGAAAAACAAAAAGTAGTGCATTCTAATGGTAGACTTTACTCAATTTAATAATAAACTAGCACAAAGTGTAAAACAGTTTGAAAACTTAGATTTTCTTGAATCGTTTAAAACCGTTCAAGATGAATTCCAAACTGTAGCAGAAAGTGCTTTTAATAACGCCGAAGATTTTATAGAAGGTGAAATCAAAGGTGGCATACAAGCCATTGAATCTGCTGCTTCTGATTTAGCAGATAAAGTAAAAATTCTTGAACCACAAATAGCAAAAGCAACAAAAGAGATAGCAGATGAGATTCCTGCTATGAAAGAAGCTATATCATCCTCAGATATAACTAATCTTGAAAAGGTATTTGTTGCTGCAACAACAGGTAATACCGCTATTGATTTAGATGACATATATCCAGATATCCAATCAACTGTTGAAACAGCAGAAGAAATGTTATTTGATATTACAACAACGGCAAATTTAGAAGGCGTTTATAAATCACTGAAAAATGCTGTTGAAAATTTAAATGATACGGATCTTTCGAAGGTTCTTGAAAAGATAAAACCAGGTAATATTTCAGGTAAAGGTGATTTTAATCCTCTTGAAATGATGAGAGAGTTTGAGGATAATATACAATCAGAAACATTCCAGAAATCATTAACAGCAGCCGTAGATAGATTTAACAATTCTTTAGGCGGCCTTCAAAAGGCAGGTGTGTTTTTAGCACAACTGGAAAGTTTTCAATCGGCATTTTCAAATTCAATTTTTTCTGCAATTCCTAATTTTACAAGTAATATGGAAGAATTGTTAGTTGCATTTAGTAATGGTAATGCTCAGTTATGTAGGTCTCTTGCTATTAAAGATATATCTTTTTCGGATGACTTGACAGCTGTTTTGGATGAAAATAATATTAAAGTGGATTTAAGTAGTGTAGAAGGTGTTCAAGATACAGTAACAAAAGCAAATGCTCTTAATTTGCCTCTTGCTCTTACAAGAGAATTGGATAATTTACAATCTATTATTGATTCTATTGAAAAATTATTTCCTAATATTTTACCAACACCTGGTTCTTTCTTGCAGACACCTAAAGTTGTTGCTGACCCAACAACAGATACCGTAACGATGGCAGGTGGTAAAACTAGTAAAGGAACAGTAGATAATTTAAATGCTATCTTAAATAGTGAAGAAGATGTTGTATCATACATAAAATCAACTGAAAGAGAAATTACATCAGCTGTTGTAGACTGGACTGGGACTTTCAATGACCAACATCTTAACGCTACGTCAATCAATGAGTTATACTTAAATAATGAAAGAGAAGGAATTCCATATCACTTTGTAATTAGAAAAGATGGTAAAATTGAAACAGGACTTCCTTTATCATCTAAAGGAAAATATAAAGAAAATTATAATGACCTTTCAATGGGAATTGTTTTTGTTGCAGGTTACAATTCAGCAACACCTAGTAACCCAAGTGAAGACCCTGGAGAATTAACAGCTCAATCAATTACTAGTAGCCAAATGAAAGCATTTAGGACTCTAATGAGTGGGTTCTATACAGCTATTCCACTTGGTCAAGCATATGGTTATTACGAATTATATGAATCAAGAGAAACTGTAGCAAAATCTGGACCAGGATTTTCTGTAAGTGAATTTGTAACTAAATCTCCTTTTCATAAAGGCAATTTAGGAGATGTCGTAGAAAATAAAAAATTCTATACAATAGATGAATTATCTAATTTATTACAAAAAGCAATTGAAGGAATAGATTAATGGGCCTTGTAGTATTACCTACTAATTCAGAAACAGTTTTACCAGAAAACCCAGACAATGTTCCTGCTGGGGTTGTTGATAATGGAGATCCAAGAGGTGAATATCCACGGCCTCCCTATTTTGGTCAATCAAGTGTAAATAAAGAAGCAAGAGGTGGATCTGCAACTGAAGTAAAAACAGGTGGTTCTCATCCAAGTAATGGTAAATCAAATCCAGAACAACCTTCAGTAAGTCCAAAATATGGATCTGTTCAAGTAAAGGAAACTAAATCTGGTCATATACAAGTATTTGATGATACACCAGGTGGAGAAAGAGTTGTCCTAAAACATAGGACAGGTGCTGGTGTGCAGATGTCAGCTGATGGGTCTGTTGTAATTAGATCAAGAAATAATGCTGTTATTTCTATAGATGCAAATGGAGCGATTATCTGTGAGGGTGATTTTACATTTGTTACAAAAAATTTGAATATGGATATTAGTGGAGATCTTAACCTAGATGTAAAAGGTGATTATAATGTTAAGGTAGGTGGTAATCAAACAACTACAGTTGAAGGTGGTTTAAAAGAAAGCTCTAAAACAAAAAATGTCACAGTAAAAGGATTTAATGGTCAAACTGTATTAGGCCAAAATGTTTCTACCATTCTTGGTGCTTCTCTTGAAACCATTAAAGGAAATTCATCTCTTTCTGTAGAAGGTTCAATCACTCAAGCATCTAAGGGTGTCTATAGAACATCATCTCAAACAGAGATTATGGGTTCAAGTCCACGTATGTCTCTATTGGCTGGAGATATGTCGGTACTTGGTGCTGGTGGTACAATCGGTGGCGAGAATATGATTATGTACACCTACAATATGCATGCCACTAAAACTGTTCATGCTGATACCATGGCAGCAAATGTTTTCCATGGTGATTTGAATGGTACAGCAAAAGAAGCGCTTGATGCGAACAGAGCGGCAACTGCAGGAAGTGGCGCTGCTTCTCCAGGTGGATATACTACAGCATCTGTTGCTCTTGATAATACAGCAACTGCTGTGCCAAATTCAAACATGATGAAATCTGCACTTAAATCAAGCAGAGGTGTAAAGAAAGTCTCAGTTGCAGATGATGTCATTAGAAATAGCATTGATAAATCTGGTGTTATGGGTGGCATTTCCGATAGAAGCCTTGATCCAAGAGAAGCAAGAGCTAAATTAAAAGATCCTAATAACCGAAACAATAAGGATTTTATTGCGGCACTGTTAAAAGACGGTAGCGTTAGTAACAACTATTCCAACCCATCTGCGCCAGGTGTCAGAAGAACATATGGCGGAGAAGGTAGCACTACTAGGTCAAATACTGGAGCAAACTTTGTTGAAAGAACACGAACATACACTAAGTTTACGCCAGATCCTAGATTTAATCCTGATCTGATTGATCCTCGTGGCGAAGGTGCAAAGGCAATTACATCTAAAACACTTGTTGCTGAAGGTATACCTATCTCTACATTTTTAAGTGGAGTTGGTGGTAAAACTAATTTAGGACATCTTGCAACATTTAGTGAACGAGCGGCACTCATGAGGCAACTTGTTTTACAGGCAGAAGTAATTAAATTATGTAAAAACAATATTGGTAGATTCGAAGATTTTAGAATTGTTGTTGCAGAGGGTGTTTACAAACCAGCAGCAAAAGAAACACTTGATAAAAAATCAATTCCTTATCTGAGAAAAACAGGGCAAGCAATTGTATATGAACTATATGACAAAGATGGTAATATCAATATTGAAAGTTCATTTGAATTTGCGGAATACTTAGCTGAAAACTTATTTGGCTACGATAAAATACAATTGAGCTATGATAAAATTGATCCAAATAAAGATGGTATTCATGTTCAAATTGTGGTTGTAATGCCAGAGATTAATGAAGATTTTAATATTGTTGGTAAAGCGAGCCCTGACTTTAAAGTTGCTACAGAATTTAATAATACGGTTTTGTCTCCACGTGATTTAATTGAGGTTGATGAAAGTGGTAGTCCAGTATCAGATGCACCAGTCGCTGGCGAGACTGCTCAAGGTGGTCTGATAGAATATCAACTTATTGATAAGTCAAGAGATTTACGTGTCTCCAAAAAACTTGAATTAATTCTTGCAAATGCCGCAATAAAATCTGGAGTGGATGTTGTGGTGATTACATCTGGCGGTCAACCAGGATCAAAAGGTAAACGTGTCGGTAGTACAAGACACGATACATTAGAAGCTGCTGACCTCAAGTGCAAAGTTAATAATAGATTTTTGAATAAGGATATTTCTTCTGATAGAGCAATCTTAGAAAAATTTGTAAGAGCAGCTAGAGCAGAGGGTATTTTAGCTGGCGGCATGAGTTCAAGCTATATGGGAGTAAACACGATGCACCTTGATACACTTGGTGCTAATTTGGGTGGTGGAAGATTTGATAGAAGAACTGTTACTACATGGCTATCTGATCAATGGTTTATAAATGCGATGACTAGCTGATATCCATATAAATAAAGGTAACAGAGGATATGAAATATGGCAACTAAGTTATCAGCAGAAGATAGAAACTTAGGCTCTTCAACCGTTTTTGGTACAAGAGCCAAAAAATACATTGACATAGATTTGACTTTTACTGCAAAAGCAAGCGGTGAGATATTTAAAAAACAAGAATCAGCTGCCGTAAAGCAAGCTGTTAAGAATCTTATTATGACAAACTACAATGAGAAACCTTTCAAACCTAAGTTTGGAGGTAACATTAGAGATTTATTATTTGATTTAGCAGATGAATTTACAGAAGAAGATGCTGAAGCACGGATTAGATTTGCAATAAATTCATATGAACCAAGAGCAGAAATCCTTAATGTTACCGCTCGTTCTGTTCCAGAAAGAAATGAATTAAAAGTATCGGTTACGTTTAAGGTAATAAATACAGATGAGATAATCACAATTACTTCAACACTGGCAAGGCTAAGATAAATGGCAACAACTATTGAATCCTCAGCACTTAGTTTTGATAACATCAAAGCAAGTTTAAAAAATAAATTAAAAAATAGTACGGAATTTGCTGACTATGATTTTGAGGCTTCTGGCCTTTCTAATATTCTTGACGTGTTAGCATACAATACTCATTTAAATGGCCTTATTGCAAACTTCTCTATCAATGAATCTTTTTTAAACACTGCTCAATTAAGATCTTCTTTGGTTTCTCTGGCAACAGGTATTGGTTACATACCAGATAGTAGAACGGCATCAAGAGCACTTTTAAAGGTAAGTGTAAATTTAGCAGGTGTTTCTGGCAGACCTTCTGTTATTGATTTGCCTAGATTTACTCGATTTAGCACAACTGTAAACGAAGTTTCATACACATTTCAAACAACTGAAGTATTTACTGCCGAGGATGATGGTGCAGGTCTGTATGTATTTAAAACACAAGGCGGATCTGAATCCATTCCAGTTTTTGAGGGCTCAAGAAAAACAAAAACATTTTTGGTAGGTGAATTTGATGAAACAGATGTCTATATTATTCCAGATAAAAATATGGACACTAATACAGTTTCGGTAAATGTTTTTGATTCACTTAGCACTTCAGCATTTACTGCATATCAAAGTATTGTTAATGTAACTTCGGTAAATAAAAATTCTACCATCTACATCTTAAAAGAATCACCGAATGAATTTTATGAATTATCATTTGGTGCTAACGATATTTTAGGTAAAGCCCCCAAAGCAGGCGGTAAAATCGTCGTTGATTATATTAGCACTGTAGGTCCAGATGCAAATACAGGATCAAGTTTTACTGCTATTGATCAGATAGCGGTGAATAGCGTTAATTACAACCTAACAGTTGCCACAACATCTAAAAGTGCTGGTGGAGATGTAAAAGAATCCGCATCTTCTATTCGTAGAAATGCTCCTTTTCAGTATGCAACACAAAATAGAATGGTCACAGCAGATGATTATAGATCAATTATTTTACGCAATTTTTCATCTTTAATTAGTGACATTAAAACATGGGGTGGTCAAGATAATCCAAAACCTCAATTTGGTACTGTTTACACCTCTATTAAATTTGAGTCGGATGTAAGTGCACAACAACAGACAGATACTAAACAAGCCATTCGAGACCTTGTTGATCAATTAGCTGTCTTATCTTTTAAAGTAGAATTTGCAGATCCTCTTGATATTTTTGTTGAAACTGATATCAGATTCCAAGTAAACCCACAGTTAACTCCTCTATCAATTAACTCTCTGGGTGTTTCTGTGAAAAATGTTGTATCTAATTACTTTACAACAAACATTGGTGGATTTGATAAATCGTTTAGAAGATCAAGTGTTCTTGCATTAGTAGATGATGTATCGCCCGCTATTCTTTCAAGTAGAGCAGAAGTAAAAGTTCAGCAGAGGATTACACCTACAGTAAATGCAATTAACAGTTTCAATTTGACATACCCTACACCTATTCTAGATCCTCTTGATTCTATAGAACCTGTTATTGTAAGTAATAACTTTGTTTTAGGTGGCTCTACTTGTAGAATTGAAAATAGAACAGCAAAACAACAAGGTGACGGTAGTTACACTCCAGCAAGCACTAATTTAAGAATTGTTGAATTAGGAACAGGTATTGTAAAACAAAACAATATTGGGTCTGTAGATCCTCTTACTGGTAAAGTAAATATAGTTTCATTTAAACCTGAAGCACTATCAGGTGGCTCAGGTATCATTAAATTATCTGTGACACCTGCTAACCAAAGTGCTATCACACCAGAGTTAAATGAAATCTTAAATTTTGATGAAACCGCATCCAAAGTTATCCCAGTTATTGTCGATGCTCCAAACTAAGAAAATAAAATGTCTGTAGATAAAACAAGAAGAGATATTAATAGGAGAGAACTTGAATTTGGTAATAACCAAATTGACAAGGCTTTGCCTGAATATTTTCAAACAGATTATCCTAAACTTGTTACATTATTAAACAAGTATTATGAGCATTTAGACTCTGATGGCAATTTTGGTTTTAAAATTAAAGATTTACCAACAAGTAGAGATATTGGTCAAACTGCACAATCTAATCTTACTTTTTTAGAAGATGAGTTGTTACTGGGTGCTAACTACCTTGAAGGTATTCTTGACAAAAGAACTGGTGCTGAACTTGCTAATAACTACTATCGGACAAAAGGCACCAAATATTCTTTTGAAAGATTTTTTAGAGCGTTCTTTAAAGAAGACCCAGAAATTGTTTACGGTAAAGATCTTATTTTTAATTTAAATGATGCTGATGGTGGTTCTATTCTTGGACCAGATACTAATAATAGAATACAAAATGATAAAGTATTTCAGCACTGGGGTCTTTTAATTAAGATAGGTTTACAGCAGAATGATTGGAAAGAGTTATACGAACTTTTTGCCCACCCAGCAGGCATGTATTATGCGAGTGAAATCCAAATTGTTTCAAAAAACCAAGATATATCATTTGATAATATGCCTATCTCAATTCCAAGTGTTCCAGCACCAGTTGTATACCAAGGTATTGCTAGCATGGCACCTGCATCTCTTACAGAACCATCTGGTATTGTTACAACTGATGATATTACAAGGCGTTTTGATCTTGATAGAATGTCTCTATCTGCTCATACTCTTGTCACACAAGATTCAACTGGGTTTGGTTCTCTGGCATTCAACGCAGAACAGTATCCATCGCTGTTTGACATGATAAGAACAACATCTCCAACGATGGATATGGATTCAGATGGCACATCACTGAAAACATCTATCAGTCTGGATAACACAATTGAAACTCTTGACCAAGACAAATTTAAAGATTCCGCTGTATAAAACACTAAAAATTATTATAAATAAAGGTAACCAACAGGAAATATAAAATGGCAAGACAAGTATTACAGAGTGGCACAGTTGCTAATGACGGCACGGGCGATACGCTCCGTGGTGCTACAACTAAAATTAATGCCAACTTTACCGAGTTGTATAATATTCTAGGTGGGGATTCCACTAACTCAAGTGTTTTCTTTGAGCCTAATAATATTGTCTTTGAAGGCACTAATGCAAATAATTTTGAAACACGACTGACTGCAACAGAGCCAACTCAAGATAATACTATTACATTGCCAGACTCTACTGGCACCGTTGTTCTAACTACTGTAAAACAGACATTGCAAAAGAAAACATTAGTTTCTCCAGTACTAGTAAATACTGATCTTTATGATTCGGAAGGAGCAAATAACTTTTACGAGATTGTGCCACCTACTGCTTCTGGCATGAGTAAAAATATTAATTTAAATATTCCTACACTTACTGATAGTGATACACTTGTTACAAATACTTCAACATCTGTTCTTAGCGGCACAAAAAGATATGTATCACCTGTCATAAGAAATCCTCATATTGGCACCCAGATACAAGACTCTGGAGGTAATCCTATTTTAGGTCTACCTACAGTTTCTTCTGCGGTAAACTTTCCTACAATTAACAGTAATACTACAGGAAATGATATTAGTATTGTAGCATCTGGTACCGATACAAATATCAATATGGTTTTTGAAGGAAAGGGTACTGGTACTATAAAAACAAAAGCATTTAGATTTGAAGATTCAGATTATACCGCAAGCGGATCTTCTGCTATTTCGCTGACAGCTCCAGTGGCACTTTTAAACCAGTCTACTGCGGGCACTAACACTCTTGCAAATGGTGTTGGTGGTCAAGTCATGAGATTTGTAAATATTAATACTGGTGCAGTAACAATCACACCTGCAACATTTGCTCAAGGTACTACATTTACAGTGCAAAGTAAAGCGGCAATTGACGCAGTATACAACGCAACAACTGCTGGCAGTGCTACTGTTGGCTGGTATTTGATTGGACTAGACTCCGCTGGTGGGCTAGGCAATCGAG